ATGGCCGAGGATAATAAGCAAGTGATGGCGCCCAGCGCCGGCATCTCAACGCCCCCCGGAGAGACCGCTCAGGCCTGGCCTCCGGCAGACGTTGTCGGTCAATGGACCGACGTCTATTTCAAGCGCACCCGTACCATCGTGGAACGGCACGGCGACGTTCCCGTCACCTACGCCGTTTTCATGCGGCGGCCCGTGGTGTTCGCCCCCAGGCTAGCGCTGGACTGGCTTAAATCGGTGGCGGCGGCCCGGGGCTTCACGCCGGAAATCGAGGTCCGCTACCACGAGGGACAGTGGGTGGGTGCTGGCGAACCCATGATGTGGATCACGGGGCCCTTCTCACAGCTCGCGGAGCTGGAGACCTTATTCCTGATGAAGCTGGGGCCCGCTTGTGTGGCTGCTCATAACGCCTTCGTAATGAGCGCGGGCCTCCCCAAATCCGCCTTCCTGGCCATGGACGCCCGCCATTGCGCCGGTACTGAAATGGCCGACCTGATGGCCTATGCCGCCAGCGTCGGCTCCCAACGGGCCAAGCGCAAGGTCGGCGCCATTGGCTTCATCGGCAACGCCACAGATGCCACCGCCCACTATTTCGGCCAAACCCACGGCTTCGGCACCATGCCGCACGCTCTGATCGGCTACGCCGGCTCCACCGTCAAGGCGGCCGAGCTTTACCACGATACCTTCCCCGGCGAAGCGATGACCGTGCTGGTGGATTATTTCGGCCGTGAGGTCAGCGACACCCTCGCGGTATGCCGGCGCTTCCCTGAGCTGGCCGCCGCAGGCAGCCTGTCGGTACGCCTGGACACACCCGGCGGACGCTTCGTCGAGGGTTTGGATCCTCCGCAAAGCTATGCGGTGTTGGAGCGCCGCGCGCCGGACAGCATCCGGGGATACCGCGATGAAACCGAGCTGCGCTATCTGATTGGCGCCGGCGTTTCCGCCGCAGGTCTGCACTGGGTACGTGAGAACCTGGACCAAGCGGGTTTCACCAAGGTGCGCATCGTCGCCTCAAGCGGTTTCAGCCCCGCCAAGTGCCGGGTCATGGCCGATGCCCAGGCGCCCATCGACGTGGTGGGCACCGGCAGCTTCCTGCCCGAACATTGGGGGGAAACCTATGCCACGGCCGACATTGTCGCCTATGATGGCGTGGCCCGCGTGAAGATGGGACGCGAGTTCTTACTGAAACGCTAATTCCCAAAGCAGGAAAGCCCCAGGCGGCCTTTCCGCCATTCGGGAAAGGCCGCCTGGGGGCGTTCGCGACATGATGCGGGGACGTTACTTAACGCCTTTGACTTTTTCCAAGGTGCGCAGGCCGCCAAGGCCAAGCATACCGAGCAAAATTGTTGTCAACTGATCATCAAGCTTGGGGGGCTGGATCACGGCATGGCCAGCGACCAACCCGGCCACCCAGACGAGCAGCGGCATGGCGATGTACTGATAGGCCAGCGCGGTGCCACACACCCAACCGATGAAAGGACGCCACCCCGCAACGAAGACGCTGTTGTTGCCAGCTTCGGCACGATTGACGTCCAACTGGGCCAGATCCAATTGCTGGATCCGATCGGCGGCCTCTTTGTAAGCGGCGGCCTCGGCTTGTGCACGGGCGGCCGGGTCCGGAATGAAGTCCAGTAGCTTGGTCACAACCGGACCGATCACGCCTGTGGCCGGTGATAGGATGTCCTGTAAAATACCCATTGGCGAAACTCCCGTGACGTAACTCAGCCGGCCTTGAGCAGCGCCGCGATACGGTTGGCCCTGGCGCCGACTTGGCTGGCCCAACGAGAGGCGAGGGCGGATTCCGCCGCCGCGTCGAACCGACCTGCCTGGAGATGGCCCAGGGTGATGTGAAAAGTAAGTAAGGTTGGAACGCCCATGTTGAACGCCATATTGGCCAGGGCGCGCTGCCGCGCCTCGGAAAGGGTGCGCCACCAGGGTAAAGCGTGGTCTAGTTCCGCTATAACGCGGGCTATGTCGTTTGCCAGCAGGGCATCGACTTCACCGCCCGACAAGCCGACATCGCTCAGGTTGCGGCCGACACCAATAGTCAGCTTTCCAACGGTGTCAGTGTAAGGTTTGAGGCGAACACCTTCGTCACGGCGCAGGTCGGCAGCCAGCGCCATCGAATCCAAAGTCATCGATGTCATCCTATCGTTTGGATGTTTGAAAGGGCATAACCTCGCGTCAGACCACCCCTTGCGCAAATTGGTTGGCGGCCAAGCGGTGCAAGTCGTCGATGCGCTCGTGTGCGCGGGTCAGGTTCTGGCTTTGCCTGTCCAGCTTGGTGCCCAAGGCCTCAATCTGGGTGGCCAGCGCCGCCAGTTGGACAACGACAGCTTTCATTTCGCCCTGAGCCGCAGCGAAGGCCTGTCGTCCCTGCTTGTCATTGGCAATATCACGCTCCGCCCGTTCCAGACGGCTTGCCAAGACCGCTACCCGTTCCGCCAAGCCAACGTCCTCGTCATCTTCGGCCCGCCGGCGGCGGGAGCTACGATGCGCCAGGGCGGAAACGGCGATGGCCAATGTAGAGCCCAGGGTGGCGCTGATCGCCAGGGGGGTTTCTCCTGCCACGATGTCCATGTGTTCACCGATCCTTGTCAGAATAAAAACGCCAAAGGCAGGCAGACAGCGGATGGATAACCAATTCTCAAGCCCGGCGCTCACCCGCCAGGATGGCCTTCGCCCGCTCGGATGAGAGCAGCCCCGCCATCTGAAACACCTGGAGCGCGGCCGCGGTGGCCGGATTGTCGAGATCAACTGTATTGGCGCCCAGCGCCGCCTGCCGCGTGGCCCGCACCTCGGGATCGCTGCTGGTGGAGATAGCCAGCCACTCGGCCGGGGTCAGCAGATAGGCGATGGCGTCCCGGGGCGTCATGACCCGGGGCCAACGGACCAGCATCAGAGCGCGACAGGCGGTGGCTTCCTCCGCCGTAAGGGGCCGAACGTCGGACCAGGCGCCGGCAACCAGGTCAACCGTTTCGGTGGCGGGGTCGAAGGTGGGGAGCGGCGGCGGCACCAGCTCGAACGGCGCCTCGGCCAGCAAGCCGGTGGCGGGGTCCGTCTCCAGCGCATCGTCCCGCGTGCGGATCAGGTGCAGCAGCTCGGCCGGGGCGTTGGCCAGCAGCGCGCCGGCGGCAGCCCAGGCGGCATGGGCCGGGTTGGGCTGATCGCCGACGTGGGCGCCAGCGTCGTCGAACAACGGCACGGTGGCGTCCGGCTCCGGCCGGCTGGCCAGCAGAACCGCATCGTCATAGGCGTCAACTTGTGCTTGGAGGGCGCGGATGGCGCGGTTGATGGCCAGCTGGCCGGCGATGTCCGCCAGCGACGCGGTGGCGACGTCGGCCGGATGGTCGGCACAGCGCGGCCGGCCGTCCACCAGGCTCCAGCGGTAGACCAGGCTGTCGCCCTTGTAGGCGTCGATCATGTCGGTGGCACGGATCATCGTGGCGCCCTCCTTCAGGCGGCGTAGCGGGTGGCGCCGCTGCGGTTGATGTGGACGAGGGTGGCCCAGGCCAGGCGTTTGCCGGCCACGCCGGTCGCCTGGACGCACACCGTCTGCGAGGCGGTCTCGGCCACCACGGTGACGTCGCAGGTGGTGGTGGCGCTCTCATAGTCGGTGGCCAGCGTCTGGACGGCCGCCACCGTGACGTTGCCATTGGGCAGGCGGTAGACACGGGCCCGGCGCTGATAGCCCATGCGCTCCGTCGGCGTGGCACCATACTCGGTGGCCTCGACATCGACGAACAGCTGCAGCTCATCGCCCTCGGCCACCGGCAGGCGGGCGATCACCGTGGGTGTGGCGTCGGTGGTGGCGACGACGGGGAAGACGACGCGGTTGGCGTCGATGGGCGCCACCGGCACCCGATCCGCCAGGATGCGGTCGCGGAAGGTGATGGCCGGCTGGCTGGCGACGGCCTGGTTGGCCGTGGCGATGACATAGCCGCCCTGGCGCGCGGCGACCGCGCTGTGGTTATCGCTGTTGCTGGTGGTCGCGAGGCCGGTCAGGTGGGCCGTGCGCACCAACCCCTGGAACACCGACGTGCCGTCGCTCTTGGCAGCGTAGAGCGCGCCCGTGTCCGGGTCATGCGCGAGGCCCTGTACGGCGGCGGAGGTACCGCCCAGCACACACTTGGCGCCCGGCTGGAACAGGGGCCGCTCATCCGCGTACATGCGGGCGATCTGTTCAGGCGTGGGCGCCGTGGCGCTGATGCGGATCAGCGCCATGGACATGCCGATGCCGGGATAACTGCCGTCGATCGCGTTACCCACCACCAGGGTGGCCGCCGTATTGGTTACACTCCCCACAGTGCTGGCATTCGCCGCCTCCAGCACGCTGTTGACCCGTAGCTCCAGCGTGCCGGCGCGCCGCACCAGGGTATACAACGTCCAGGGCATGCTGGCGCCCCAGGCATCAGACACGGACGTGACGCTCGCGGTATTGGTGCCATCGCCGACGACAAACACCATCTTGCCGCCGCTGACGATCGCGCGGATCAGCGGGGAGCCGCTGCCGGTATTGCTCTCCCGTCGCAGGAACGAACCGGTATTGCTGACATTCTTGGCCCAGAACGCGACGCTGAAGTCACCGGTGCCAAAATCGAGTGCCGGGTTGTAGGGCTGCAGCAGGTAGTTGCTGGTCGAAAATCCGCCGATGGCCGATAGGTCGGCCGCGGTCGCCACCAGCGCCTTGGTCAGCGTGCCCACCACCCGAAGGCCAATGGCCTTCGCGCTGCGGTCGGGTTCGGCAAGCTGCACGCTACAATTCTTGAATGAGACGGTGTGGCCCGAGACGTTGTCGCAGACCAGGTTGACATAGCTGGTGGTGGTCTTGGCGGTGAATTGCAGCGTGATCCCGGTGGCCGAGGAGGTGGCCACAACTTGCCCCAGGTCGTTGCTGTTGACGGCCGACCCCGCACTGACGATGGCCACGGTCGAGGTTCCCCCGACGCCGTCCACCGTTACCAGGTATGTCTGGCCGGCAACCGTGGCGATGACTTGATATGCAATTCCATTCGATGCCGCGCCATTGGTGATGGTCAGGGTGTTGTTGGCCGCAGCCAACGTCGCGCCCTGATAGGCGATCCAACCGGAAGTCGACGCGAAGGTGCCGTTGGTGACCAACTCGCCGCTCGCCACCACGCTGGCAGTGCTGGTCGACGACAGCGCCAGGCGGCAATCACCCACCATCCACCCCGTATTGAACGCGCCGCCGCCGGCGTAGGGGCCGCCGCTGGCGGTGATCATCGCCAGCATGCCAGCCGCTGGATTTACCGGGTCCTCGTGGTACCGCCAGAGCGCACCGAGGTTGCGCAGCCCACCGTCAATGACACCACCTATACCGGTCGTCTCCGGCCGTTGAATGGCTCCGCCGCCGGACGGCGTGCCCGCCGAGTACTGCAGCCAGGCGGACCGGGCGATGTTCGCATAGGGGATGGGACCATAGTCCACGATGGTGCTATTCGCCGCCAGGATAGCCGCCAGGCGCAGTCCGTCGATGATGGCGCAGGCAAGATATCCACCGCCCGCGGTGATATTGGCCACCTGGCCACTGGGGTGGATGACGCTGATGCCGTTGATGTGGGCGATAACGATGGTTGGCTTGGGCAGGCCGGTTGTCCGGTCGATTGGAGCGCCCGGCACCACGGTCACAGCAACGCTGTTGCATTGCGATGCTCCGATGGCGGGGCCGATTTGAGCGGCGGACGTAGCAGCCGAATTGCGGTCAACAATGCGGGGGTTGGACGGACGGAACTTATAGGCGCTATGTACACCCCAACTGTCATCACGGATGAAGTCGAGGGTGTAGACATCGCCATCCGTGCCGGTGTTGTCACTGCGGTAGAGGCAGCCGTCCCGCGCGGTGACGCTGGTGACGGCGCCATAGCCGTGAAGATAGATACCGAGGTTGAACACCATCCACATGATGGGCGTCGCCTGATCCGCGTCATAGATGGTCATGGTGCTGCCCACCACGACGATCAGCGCCTGCCCCGGGAAGCTCGCCCGGCTGCCCCGAGTGCTGCTGGCGGCTTCGGTCACCCAGCTCTGCCAAGTGCAACGCTTCCGCCAAGCGCCACCATCGCTGTCGCGCGTCGTGTCGTACCAGAACACCGCCGTCGGCGCCCCGGCCTGGATCTGGCCCAGGAAGCTGTTGAGGTTGCTGAGCCCGCTGACCGCCACAGCCGCCGCCTGAGCGGCCTGGGCGGCGGTGGCCGACGACGCGGCGGTGGTCACCGCCGCCTGCGCCGTGGTGGCGCTGGCACCGGCGGCGCTGACGGAAGCGTCCAGCGTGGCCTTGGCCACGTTCACGGCACTGGTCAGCGCGTTGACGCTGGTGGTGAGGCCAGCGACTTGGGTGGCGAGATCGGTCATGGGGGCCCCTTACTTGAAGGCGATGGCGGTGACGTAGCGGGTCTGGCTGTCGGTGAAGGCTGTGGCCATGCTCACCAGCAGCCCGTCGATGCTGTCGGCGGTGGATTGGGCGGCGGTGGCGCTGCCGGCAGCGGCTGTGGCCTGGGTCGCGGCGATGCCCGCCTGCGTGGTGGCCGTTGCAGCGGCGGCCTGGGCCGCCTGGACGTTGACGTAGGCGTTCACCGCCGTGGCCGTCTGCTTGCCCAGCGCCAGGATGGCGCGGTTCACCACCACGTTGGTGTTGCGCAGGCCGTGCGACAGCAAGGGCGCCCCGGTGGAGGGGTCGAAGTCCCGCACGGCCTCATAGGCCGTGTTGGTGTAGGACGCGCCGGGCCAGGGCGTCTCCAGCGTCAGACTGCCGTCCGCCGTCACGGCGACGACGACGCCCACGGGATCGTCCTCGCTGACGGTCAGCAGGGTGCCGGGAGCAAGGTTGGCCAGCCACGCCGTGCCCGTGCCGGTGACCATGGCGCTGCCGTTGGTGAGGGTGATGGTGCCGGTGGTGTATTGGGTCATGGCGGCCTCAGCTGGGGGGCACCGGCCACGCCGGCACGGTGGGGTCGGTGGTGTTCGCGGGCAGGTCGCGCAGCGCCTGGCGATAGGCTGTCCAGGCCGCGCGCTGCGCGTCGGTCATGGCGGCCCAGCGGTCGGGCAGCACCCGGATGTCGCTGGCGGACAGCATCAGGTCGCGCTGGTCTCGCAGTTCCGCCACAGCGCGGGCCCAGGCTGCCGCCGCCAGGTCGGCCTCCTCCCGGGGCGCCAGCGCGCCGTCCACCACCCGGCAGGACCAGATGCCCTCGGCCTCACCGTCGGCGATCTTCAGCCGGCCGATACCATCGGGACCCACCCCCTCCACCAGCAGGCTGTACGGGTTGCGGTGGTGCAGGGCCAGGATGCGGCCAGTGGCGGGATCGTAGTCGACATAGAGATGCACGGCCGCGTCGGCCGGTGCCGGGGCGTCGGTCATCGGAACCACCTCACTTGCACATAGACGTTCCAATACTGGGTTCCGGCGTAGGTGGTGGTCACGCCGTCGGCGCTCGTGTCGGCGGGTCGCCAGCCCTGCAGGGTGTAGGTATAGGTATCCAGGCTGGGGTCGCTGAACGCGTCCATGGTGAACACCCACTGATAGGGTGCGCTGGTCAGCGTGGCGCCAACCGTGGCGGTATCACCGGTGCGCGTGTTGCTGCGCACAACCTGGATCTTCGGACTGCTGGCCGCACCCGCCGTGCCCGGCGTGGCACTGAAACTCACCTTGATGTCACACGGGTTGCCGCGCACCTGGAAAGCGGGAACGGTGGTGATGGTGGTCCACGCGCCCTTGTTTGCCATCGTGATGCTGGAACCATCCTGATAGGCAGACACCGATGCCGTGCCGCTGGCCACGCCGACGCCCAGGTCGTTGCTGTTGAACAGCTCCCGCCCGTTCTGGTCCCAGCTCCAGATGCCGTAATCGCCGCCACGGTAGCCGATCTGCACGCGGTCAGTGCTGCCGTTGGCACTGACATTGATGGATGGGCCGCCACCCAGGTTGCCGTGCAGATCAATGTAGCCGCCCGATCCGGCCCAGACCCTGATGTCCTTGCTGACGATATTTCCACTCGTCAGTTGCCCCACGCCGATGGTCCCGGCGTAGACGATGCCAGCTCCAATAGTGCCGCTGGTCAGGACGTTGGCCGACAGGTTCTGGATGAAGGCGTTGTTGATCACCACCTGGCCGCCGGAGGTGACGAAGAATGGAGACTGCGTCGTGGTGCTGTTGGGTGGCACCAGGGCCAGGGTGTCCGCGCGGATGATAAAGGTGCTGCTGCTGCCGCTGTTGGCCAGCCCGATCCCGGCCACATAGCCGTTGATGTCGGTCTTGAGCACCCATTGGGCGTTCAGACCGTTGACACTGGACTGCAGGGTGGTGATCGACGCGGTGTTGCCGTTCACCGTCGTGGACAGGCTGGTGATGGAGGTGGCGTTGGCGCTGTCTCCATTGGCCCGGGCCGTCATCTCGCTTTGAAGGTCCGCCCGGGTCTTGGGCAGGCCGGTGGCGCTGTCATTCACCTGGGCCGACAGGCTGCTGATGGAGGCCGACAGGGCGTTGTCGGCATTCGCCCGGGCCGTCTGCTCCGTCTGGATGGCGGCAGACGTGGCCAGGGCCTGGCCTTCCTGGGTGTAGACCGTGGCGACGGCGCCGCTTTCCACCTTCACCTGCCGGAAGGCGATGGACGTGCAGTTGCTCAGGCCTTCGGCCACGAACCGGGCCACCATCTGGGTGGTGCCGGTGGGCGCCGTGGCGGTGACGGCATGGGCCGGCCGCGTGCCGGGCGCGCCCAGGCCATGGCTGGTGCCGATGGGTTTTTGCGGACCGTCCAGCAGGACGTTACCGGCCGCATCCTTGAAAACCAGGTCAAAGTAGACTTGGCCAGCCCCGCCCGCGTTCAGGATCATGTGGCTGTCGCCGGTGATGGTGTAAGTCGCGCCAGGCGTGCTGGGCATGGGTGGGCTGCTGGCGGCCACCACCCCCGATGGGTTGGCCAAGTAGCCGATCAAGCCCGCAACGGCCTCCGTCACAGCCGCCATGACGCCCAGCGTCCAACTCCCGATGTCGGGACACAGGTTGGGGTTGGGTCCGACATAGGCCGTCAGGCTGGCGAGCGACGTCGACAAGGCGCTATCGGCGTTGGCCCGGGTGGTCTGCTCCGCCGCCAGGTCCGCGCGCGTCTTCGCCAAGCCGGTGCTGCTGTCGTTCACCTGGGCGGCCAGGGCGCTGGTCGCACTGGCGTTGGCGCTGTCGGCGGTGGCGCGGGTGCTGGCCTCGTTGCTGATGGCGGAGAAGGCCGCCGCCAGGCCGGTGGTGGGGTTGTGCACCTCGCTGGCCAGGGTGGTGATGGACTGGGCGTTGGCGCTGTCGCCGCTGGCCCGGGCGGTCTGCTCCGCCTGGATGGCGGCGCCGTTGCCGTTGATCGCCGCCGTCAGGGTAGTGGTGGTGGTCGCCAGGCTGTTGGCGGTGGTCTGCTGCGCCTGGCTGACGGTGTCGATGTGCGCCTGCAACTGGCTGGCGCTGTCCAGGATGGACTGCGCCCGCGTGGCTGCTTCCAGCTGGATGGCCTGGGCGCGGACCGCCGCCTCGGCCGCCACCTGGGCCGCGACGCTGCCGGCCACGTCGGTACCGCCGGTGACCAGGCCCAGCGTGTTCACCAGGTCCGTCACCAGCTTGTCCTTGCCGATGGTGTTGGCGGCGATCTGGGCCGATGTCACATAGGGCACCAGGAACTGCAAAGGCGCGCTGATGGGGCAACCGGCCGTGCCGAAAGTGTCGAAGGTCTGGCACACGGCGTAATAGGTCTGCCCCGCCGTCAGGCCGGCCACCATTAAGGGCGCGGTGCTGCCGCTGGCCGCCGGTGCCCCGCTGGTATCAACGGTCGCGGTGGCCCCCACCCAGACATTGACCCCGGCGAAGTCCAGCGCGTCCGCACCCGTGGGGGCGATGAAACCGAACAGGGTGCCGGCCGTGGTGGGGAGTGCCGTCAGCTGCACCTGCGCCGGCACGGGGTTGTTGACCGTGAGGGTGGCGGCCTTGCTCTCCCCGCCCAGCTTGTCGCGGATGGTGACGCTGAAGGTCAGGCGGCGGTGCGGGCCGCCGGCGTCCTTCGCGTTCATGCTGTCGAAGAGGTAGAAGTACTCCTCCGTGGTCACCAGGTCGGCGCGCAGCACGGCACCGCTGTCCGGTTCTATGACCGTGACGGCGTAGGCCTGGAAGTAGGGGTTCACGTAGCCGGAGCCGGCGCCATAGGGCTGGTTGCCCAGGCTGGCGCTGGTGGCGGGGAAGTTGCCCTGCCACACCAGATGGATGTCCCGGCCCACGAACTCGGTATCCAGGCCCTGGCCGTACAGCTCCAGGTGGGTGACGCTGGCGCCGCCCAGCACACCGCCCACCGCGATGCTGACGGCGGGCCCCCAGGTGGAGCGCACGTCGGTGCCGATGCTGCTGGCCGCCTGCACCGTGTAGGTCACCGCCTGGGTCACGGGCATCAGCAGGGTGTCGGTCGATCCGGCCGGCACCTTGACCTGCTGCCAGTCGGTGACGCCGCCACTAACCGCCACGCCCCAGCGCAGCACGGTGTCGGTCGCCATGCCGGCATTGGCCGGCGTCCAACGGGCGCGGATGCCCAGCTGCACCGTGCCGTCGGCCAGGAAGGCGTTCTCCACCGCCAGGGTCAGGCCCGTGGGGGCCGGCAGCACGCCCACCGCGCCAACCGGGTTGTAGAGATACGCATTCGCCTCCGCCAGGCTGCGCTCCGCCGCCTGGAAGATGTTGAAGCTGGTCAGCTTGATGTACAGCGTCTGGCCGATGTAGGCGGCGGGCAGGTCATACTTGAACACGGCCTCGTCCAGCCGCAGGAAGGGCGTGCCGGCCGGGTAGTCAACGGCTACGGTGCCATAAAGGCCACGGTTCAGGTCACAGAGATGGTAGGCGGCACTACCGGTCAGCGTGGCCGGGCCGTAGGCAAGCATCTCCGCCCCCACCAGGCTGAGCGTGCGCCCGGCGGCGGCATCGTCGGCGCTGCCACCCGCCAGCTTCAGGCGATTGGTGGCCAGGCTGATGTAGGCATCCGCCGCCCCCGCCGTCAGGGCCTGGCCCAGGGTGCCCAGCCGCGCCGGCGCCGTGATCTGGCCCACCCGCTGATAGGTCAGGTCGTCGACCGACACCCAGACGGAGCAGCCACCCCAGTTGGGCGACAGGCCACAGGCACCGATCCACACCTGCTGCACGCCGCCGGATAGGCCAGGCGATGGTTCGAAGATCACCGGGTCGGCCAGGTCGCCGGGATCGACGCCAGTGTTCAGCGGCGTGTTGCTGGTCACCGGCGTGGGGTACAGCGTGGCCGTGCCGATGCCGGCCGGCAGCTCCTCCACCGTGAAGGTCAACAGGCCCTCCTCATCCTCATCGATCTGGATGATGCGGACGGGGAACTTGGCCAGGCCCAGGGCGGTGTCGGTCAGGGTGACGATGTCGCCCGGCTCCAGCAGGGCGAAGGTCCAAGCCAGCTTGAACTGGTAGGTGTTGCGGACGTAGAGCTGGCGCTGAAGAATCAGGGTGGCGATGGCAGACGCGGTGGTGGCATCGCAGATCTCATGGGCCTGCACGGGGTCACCAGTGCGCAGGCCATAGGCGTCGATGGCCGCCAGGTCGCGCACCTCCGCCGTGGCCGTCTGGTAGGAGTTGGCGCGGTCCTTGAACTCCAGCTTGGCGGTGTTGGTGGCGTCGGCCGGGTCGGTGCGGCTGAGCGTCACCGGGTCATCGCCCGTACCGGCGATGAAGTCGTCATCGGTCAGGTCATAGACGGGCGTCAGGTCGGGCGTGAAGGTGACACCGTTGCCGGTCAGCGGCTGGTCGCCCAGGGGCAGCGCCCGCACCTGGTCGCCGGACCAATAGATCAGGGTGTTGGTCAGCTGGGCCCAGCGGTTGACGACGTCACTGGCGGCCTCCTGCTGCGCCAGCAAGGGTGACATCAGCAGGCCGGCGGCGGCGCAATAGCTGCGCCAGGCGCCGAGGTCACCGATGCGGTCGGCGGGCAGGCCCACGCCATAGCGCTCATTAGTCAGGAAATCGACCAGGATGTCGGCGGGGTTGGCGTCGAAGGCGCTGGGGCCGGTGCGGGGCACGGCATTCGACTGCACTTCGAAATTATGGTTGGGCAGGCTGGCGCTGCTGCCCAGGTCATAGGAGGGTGAGGCCACATAGGCGGTATGCGGGTAGGACAGCGCCTGGTCCGTATGATTGGTGTACAGCGAGGCGAAGGGCGCCTGGTCGGCGGCGCCGGTGAACAGGGTCAGGTTCAGCTTGGCGAGGCTGGTGTCGGTCTTGTCCGCCCACACGCGGCCGATGGTGTTGACCACGCCCTCGCACAGGCCCATGGCCACGGCGCAGCTGTAGACCTGGGTGGTGGACTGCGCCCCGCCGCCCTTGCCGCCGCCAGTGTCGCTGGCCACGGCCTTGGAGGTGAAGTCGTTGTACCAGAACAGGTTGGGGGCGGCGCGCTGGGTGCCCCACAGCAGGGGAATGGGTAGGCCGGCGGCGCTGGTCTGCACCTGCAGCCCGGTGTAACTGGGTTTGGTGTCGGCATTGGTCTTGCCGCCGCCGAATAAGCCGGACATGGCATCAACCCCACAGGCTGTAGAAGATCAGGGGACGGTCGAGGAAAGGCAGTTGGCGCAGGTCGCCCACCACGCAGCGGCCGTCACGGGCATAGGCGTGGACCAGCTCGAAGCGTCCCGTCATGATGGCGCCGTGGCTGAAGCACCGGCCGAAGCGGGCCAGCACCACGTCGCCCGCCTGGGGCAGTCGCACCGCCGGATCGAAGGGCCGGCCGAAGCGCCCGGTCCAATCGACATAGCGCTCGTCCGAGCGGTGCAGATGCCAGTCGGGCGGATAGGGGCGCGGATCGAAGGGTGGCAGCACGCCCGTGTCCACGAACACGCGGACCAGCAGCATGGAGCAATCGACACCCGCCCCCTTCATGTCGGCCAGTTGGTGATAGGGCGTGCCCACCCAGGTCAGGGCCTCCCCCGCGACCGAAGCGCGCGCGGCCACCTCCCCAGCGACGCGGCTTGCGTCGTCGATCATGGTCATCTCCGGGAAATGGGATCAGGCTGCGGTTTCGGCGGCCGGGATGTAGGGGAAGGCGCGAAGGTTGGCCAGGTTGTTGAACCGGGCCTTGCAGGTGGTGGCGGTATGGTCGCAGCCATAGGTGATGGTGAACGGATCGCCCACGGCCGGCGCATGCGGCAGGGGATAGGCCAGCCCCATGTTGCCGCCGCTGACCACCTTGATGGCCCGCACCACCCCGGCGTTGAGGCCACCGGTGAAGCTGATGGCGCCCTGGACGAAGCCCTGGGGATCGACCGCAGCACCGACCCCGTCGGGGGCCAGGGCGGAAAGCGGCGTCGCTGGCACGATGGTGCCGACAATCGACCCCTGGCCCACGCTGTTGCTCCAGCTATAGCGGGAGCGCAGCAGGGAGCAGCCGCTGTCGTACAGGGTGTGCAGACAGTTGGCCTGGTAGAGGTTGCGCGGCATCTGCTGGTCCAGCAGCACCAGGTCGCCCTTAACCGTCAGCGTCGCACGCGCCCGGCCGGCTTGGGCGGTGGACACACGGCCCTCGAACAGCAGGATGGTGCCGAAGGCGGCGGTGCTGGCGCTGGGCATCAGCGCCCGCTCCAGCCGGATGCGGGCGCCGTCGAAGCCGCCGTTGTTGACGAAGGCGTTGACCGGCACGTCGCCCAGCAGCTCACTGGCGGCGCTGTCGATGGTGATCTCCATCTGCGGCACCTCCAGCTGGGCCTTGGCCGACCAGGTGGTCCGGGCGATGCGGGGGCCGGTGGCCAGCCAGGTGTTGCTGCCGTAGCTGACGGCCCGGTCGGTGCTGGTCCAGCGCCAGACCGTGCCGGTGGGGGCGCTGGGGTTGCCGACCTGGGCCGTCAGGGTGACGGTGAACAGGTCAGCCGACCACAGGTTGGGCGTGGTGCGCAGCCATTGGATGAAGGCGGTGTCGGTGGAGCGCATGGCGTCAGGCCCTCACGCTGATCAGGTTGACCTGCTTCGCCTGCCACAGCTGGGCGGCGAACTTCTCGAACTCCAGGCCGTCATCCTTGAAGCGGCACAGGAACGCGTATTGGAAGTCGGCGGAGATAACCGTGCCGGCGCCGGGTGCGCTGGCGAAGGTCAGGACGTTGCCGGCGACGCTGTAGCCGGAGGTCTGGCGGGCGCCGTTGACATAGACCGTCACGCCGCCGATGACGCCGCCCACGGGCTCGACATAGCCGCCGAAGGTGCGGACCAGGGTGAAGCTGGCGGCGGCACCGTCCCCCACGGCGATGGTCTGAGCCGTTGCTTGGCCGTCATCCGGATCCTGGAACAGGAACGGCATGAATGCGCCCTGCATCTGCAAATAGAAGCCCAGCAGCTGCTTCAGCTCGTTGGCCGCCGCCGTGTCCCGCAAGAAGTCATAGCTGAGCTGGAATTCCCAGAGGGGCGCCGACCACATGGCCATGCGGGTCTCACGGCCAGACGCCGCTGTGGCAATCTTGGTGGAAAGCGTCGGTTTCTTGGTGACGGAATAGCCCAGGCCCGCCAGGGTCGGATAGATCGCGGTCATGGCACAGCCTCGTTCAATATTTTCGATCTTAGATCGCTCGCAGAAACCTGAATTGCCAGGTTCGGAATGATTTTCTGTGCTGAGAGAGTAATGACCTGACAGTTCCGGCCACACCGGCCCCCCGCGGGGGCCGGTGTGGCCATGCCACCTCTGGTGGGTTTGATGGAGTTGCGAGCAACATCACCCCAGGAACCGGAGAGCGACATGACCTACGGCACAGAAGGTAGAACGCCGTAAGCAGAGCCTGCTTGAACTTGCGTCCGACCTCGGCAACGTCAGCAAGGCCTGCAAGGTAATGGGCTACAGCCGACAGTAATTTTATGAGATCCGCCGGAACTACCAGACCTTTGGCGCCGACGGCCTGATCGACCGTCCGCCCGGCCCGCGCGGCCCCCATCCCAACCGCGTGTCGGCGGAGGTGGAAACGGCGGTGCTGGACCATGCCCTGGCCCATCCCTGCCACGGCCCCCTGCGGGTCGCCCAGGAACTGGCGATGCGGAACATCCAGGTATCATCCGGCGGCGTGCGTGGCGTGTGGCAGCGCCACAACCTGCTGACCAAGCACGACCGCTTGCTGCACCTTGAGAAGAGCACGGCGGAGCGCAAGCTGACCCTGTAGGACGAGCAAATCCGCCTGCTGGAACGCTTCAGCCCGGAGTTCCGGGAACGGCACATCGAGGCGCCCCACACCGGCGCCCTGGTGGCCGTGGACACCTTCTTCGTCGGCGTCCTCAAGGGTGTGGGCAAGGTCTACCTGCAGACCGCCATCGACTGCCACAGCCGTCATACCTGGGCCAGGCTCTACGCCAACAAATTGCCGTTGATCGCCGTCCAGACCCTGAACGACGACGTGCTGCCCACCTTCGAGGCCGAAGGCGCCACCGTCGAGGCTGTGCTGAACGACAACGGCCGAGAGTTCTGTGGCCGCGAGGATCAGCACCCCTATGAACTGTTCCTCCAGTTGGAACGCATCGAGCACAAGCGGACCAAGTCAAACGCCGGCAATCCAACGGCATTGTCGAGCGACTGCACCGCACGCTGCTCGACGAGCACTTCCGCGTCGAAGGCCGCCGCACCTGGTTCGACACCATCGAAGACCCGAAGGGCAGCGCGGAGCAGCAAGATGCAGGTCGTGCTCGACCAGTACCTGATCATCTACAATACCAAGCGGCCCCACCAGGGACGCGGCATGAAGGGCACAACACCCCTCCAGGCCTTCCGCGACGGCATCCCCAAACCACAGAACGAGGCGCCCGAAGCCAACCTCAAACCCGCCGCCTGATGACCTCACCCGAAGTGGCGACTGTCAGGGGATAACCGTCTCTGTACAGATCTTCTCTATTTTACAAATGTATTTGTTTATAAATGACCGCCAGTTTCCTATATATAAAACCCTGCGCCGTTATTTCGACGTTTTATATATTCTGCCTAATAATCTTCATTTATTACAAATTTATCATCCTCAAATTTAATGCTTGCCCCGCATATCTTTTGCGAAGCGCCATAATTAGCATAATTCTTAAGTATATTGTAGTATACGAACTTATTAAATTCGATATCTGACAAATTTGGGCACGCCGTTATGAAGACTGGATAAAATATCCTATACAAGCGATAATTTCCAATTTGATCTGGAGAGCTAACGCCTTTAAGAAAGGTCGTAAGATTTCTAAGATCAATAATGACACTATCAACGTATCTATATTCGGAATCATCCGTAGCCAGCGTAACACCAAAAGTATCAAGATATGGTCTGTCGTTCACAGACGCATTTATGTAAATGGTGGTCTTAGGCCGTATTCTGGTACCGCGGGCGACAGGATCATCGCCTAAGAGGGACTGGCCTTGCGATCGCGTAAATGTCAAATCTATAAACATCGTCGTGCCAAGACTGGCTATGCATTGTACAGCTGGCAAATTTATACAACCTGGCCGTTCCCTGCCAGTGCGTATTGCGTCTTGATGCTGGAGCAGAGCAAGCCTTTGCGGGTCTCTAGTTAAGGCTGATTCGGCAAGAACATCTCCAGAACCGGAGGGCTGCATTATAGCGGAGGATTGTTCCGACCGAGCTGGCGCGAAAAAGGCAGCCGAAATCAACAAAGTTATTATGAAAATAACTTTCTTTATTCTCATTTACTTATTCCCCGCTCGTTTTATTACTATATACTCATCGACCTCAGAAAGTGGACGTCGGTGTTTCTCGGCCCAATATCTTTCCTCCCGGTTCATTTTTATTTTGCGCACATCAACTTCTTTGTGCACCTCATATCCGCAAAAACCCCCATGGACATGATCTGCAGAGCGATTTGTACTAGAACCTACATTATACGAATCAAATGCATCCAAGTATAAAAACTCATAAAGCTTTTTGCGATCAAGGCCAGGACAGGCTCGAGCAAAAATCAACCGAAAAAGGTCATAAATCTGATAACGATCGAATTCCTCTTCCGTCCTCGCCCCAAACAGCCGCACCTGAGCGTCAATCATCATGATTCTTATACTTTGGACATTCCGTTCTGCCCCCCCATCGACAACGAGGGAAACTCCATAATTTGTGCCCTTGGCGGGTCCACTGTGCGTTGAGAAACCGTTGGTGAGAACGTCCATCTCAATCGACGATGCCAAACCCGGCCGCCCCGTCAAGTCAGGCGGGGTGTCCCCAAACAGGGTTTGCTCCGGTCGGGGGAACATTCGGACACGCGCAACCGTCGCCAAACTTGCTAGGCAACGTGCCGCCGGCACGTCCATACAGGCCATCATCTCTTGACCCGACCGGATCAACCCTTGATGACGACGGACCTCCGACAACTGGGCGTCCTGGGGCTTGATCTCCTCAGGCTCGGCATAGACCATCTGCGCATCCCGCAGCTGCAAGCCGGTCGGAGCCTGGCGCGGGGGCGCGAGGGAGACAACCGCGTCCGCCCTTGGCGGAGGGGGTAGCGTAAATGGTGGTGGGGGCGGAGGTGAACCACACCCGGCCAATGCGGCCAAGCTCAACCCCACCACGGTCATCCTATATCGCACCTGACTACCTCCCCTCGCTGATACCGCCGACCATGGCTCTGGCGCAGTATTAGAAGGAAAAATTTCGCTTTTGCCCACGCAGCGCCGATACCAGCTTGTCGCCATGGCGATTGAAGAAGCTGGCCACGTCGCGGCTGTCCATGGCCTGGACAGTGAAGGTCACATTGGCGCCACCACCGGTGCCGGAAACAGCATTCGTGTTGGCGACACCGCGGCCCGGCAGGTTCAGGTTGGCGGCGGCGTAGGCCGGCACGGCCAGGTTGGGCAGTGTCTGGGCCGCCAGCGCCGACCGGAGGGGCGAGGCGATGCTGGCCGGCAGCACCATCTCGTCCTTGTGCAACTCCGTCAGCATGCCATCGGCCGGCACCCGCCCCCAGCCGCCGGCAGCACTGGACAGGCTGCTGGTCAGGCCGGAGATCGCCAGTTGCACAGCGGCGGAAATAGCCGGCGCGACCCACCACGCCGGCCCGGCGCTGGCGGAGGCGTAGGCATTGGCGGCGCCGGTGGCCGCCGCATCTTTAATCTGGGCGGTCGCGGTCTCCACCGACTGCGCCATGGCCTTGGTGGCCGTGTCCTGGTCGGAATCCTGCCTGATCAGGTTGCTCATGATCCAGGCGTTGGCCTGCTTCTCGGCCATGCCCACCAGTTCAGACAGGGCGGATTTCGCCATGTCGCTGACCGCCTGGCGCACCGTCTTGGTGCCGGTGACCAGCCCCTGCACCATGGTGCCCATGGATTTGGTGATGCCGCTGACCGTCTGCTGGTATTCCTTCTGCTTGTCATGCTCCAGTTGGTGCGTGATGTCACGATCCTGCTGTTCAGCGGCCCGCCTGATCTTTGCTATCTTCTCGTCGTAGTCCTTCGCGACGCTGGCTTCTTCCCCGGATGCGGCGGCTGCAGCCAACGCCTGCTGCCTGTAACCTTCGAGAATGGCCACTGTAGCGTCATTCTGCGCCTTGACCTCGGCTCGCTTGGCGGTGGCAACTTCCGCCAGGGACATATTCTGGAGCTGGCGTTTCTGCTCCTGATCCTTCGCGTATCGCTGCCAATCCTCGTTACTCTGGTCAATGTCCTCTTTCGCCTTGTCGTCGAGGTATTTGCGCACGGTGGCCAGGTCCGTCTCCTGAGCTTTCCTTAAAGCATCGGAACCTTTGCCGTAACGCTCTTGTTCTTTTGCCGAAAGCTTGGCGAGAATGTTATTGTGGTCATCCATGTTCCGGAGGCTGTCCTGCAGTTGTTTGCGCAGGTCCGCTGTCTCCTCATCCAAAGTTGCCTTACGGGCGGCGGTAATCTCCTTTTCGACCCGTCGTGCCTCGGCTGACCGCGCGCCATAGTTGGCCTTGACGAAATCCAACTCCCCAGCCAACGCTGCTTCCCGCTCAACTGAGCCTTCGCGGGTGGCGGCCACGCCATCGCGGATGTTTGCCAATTGGTCGCCCAGCGCCTCACGAGCCCGCCGGCGCCGCTCCGTGGTGGCGGCCTCTTCCTGAGCTTGACGAGCGCGGGCGGCCGCGTCGGCCTGCGCCTTTTCCTCAGCCGCAATGCGCGCCACTTCGGCGGCCCGTGCCCGCTCCGCCTCCGCCGCCCTTCCATCGGCCTCCTTAGCCTTCTGGTCCGGACCAGGGGTTTTCTTTAACGAGTCGACACGGTTTCTGGCGACTTCGACATCCTGGTCTGCCTGATGACGCTCCTGAGAAAGGCCGCTCCAGCCGTTGTCCTCCTCGAAAAAGCCCCTCCCAAGAGCCTCTCGCTTACGTATCGCCTCTGCCAGATCGTGTTCCGCTTGGACCAGGGGGTCGTATCTCTGGCTAAGGGCGTGCATCAGTATCGCGCGCTCGGCCAGCAGATCGTTGTTCTGCTTGGCGGCGCGCAGCGCCTGTTGATCGCTGACCGTCAGGAAGTTCAGGGCCTTGTCCAGCTCCAGAATGGCATCCGCCCCGCCCTTATAGGCGCCGGCAAGCGCCTGGGCGACCTTGTCCGCCCCACCCAAAGCCGGCGCCAGGCTCGCCAGCATACCGGTATAGCCCTGCAGCTTGTCCTTCTCTTCCACCGACGCCACACCGATGGACCGGATGGCATCCACGACGGCCGCGGCGTCCTTTTGAGAAAGGCCAAAATCCTCATGCAAAGAATTAATCCAGGCCTCAACCTGTTCCGCCGAACCGGTGGCGCCCAGGCCCACCGCCGTCAGGTGGCCGGAGATGTCCTTCGACAACTGCTTGAGCTCAACGAAGTCACCGATCACCACATAGGCGGCGGTCCCCAGCGCCGTCAGCCCGAGGCTGACAGCAACCCCCACCGGTCCGAATTCCGCCAGAGCACCAACCACCGCAGGCGCTTGCTCGACAATGGCCAGCAAGGGATTGGTCCCATCCCGGATTTCCTTGCCCATGGACAGGGACGCGCCACCCAGGTCCTTGAAGGCACCCGCGACCTTCTTGAAACTGCCTTCCGTCTTCTCCTGTGCCTCGGCATCCTTGCGGCTAGCCTCGGCGTGTGCGCTCGCCTGGGCGGTGGCCTCCGTCAAGGCCGAGGATGCCGCGGATAGCTGCCGGGACGTTTCCGCCATATTGGCGGACAGGCGGGAGGCGACCTCCTTAAGGGCCTGGACGTTGTTCTGTAGTGTGACAGCGGCATCGGTGGCCTGATCCATGGCCTGACCGCCCTGGGTGGCCGCCTTGGCCAGCCCACTAGCGTCGCCGTCAATTTGGACAGTCACTTTATCGGCCATGGCATCCCCGCAAAAACGCCACCCCATGCGGGGTATGGCATTCTTTCGTTCTAGTGGATATCAAAATCTATTTAAGACAATATTATTCATGTCAGGAAATTTAAGATGATTAAACATCGTCTATTTTTATTAATTGTTCCGCATTTTCATCAATTCCTCCAAAGCCGGTACATATCTTATTGTGGATTCGCACCACGAACCATTAGTTGTAATCTTTATTTTTGATATAGAGCCTGACCAAAAATAGGAATGATACCCTTCCTTCACAGATTCCTTCATTGGCTTGCCATATTTATTCATATATACATCGAGCAAATTGCCGCAATTCGAGCGTGACAAGTACATACCTACGAAATTCCCTTTATATGCAAGCAAGCGAACGTCATCGCCGCGCCCGTCAACAGGGAGTTTCTCATTATTCGGCTCATACGAAGTTATGCCGACTTTTCCCTCTGGCGAGTTGGAGTTATCCTTCTTCTCCAATCCCAGGCGTTGAATGTGGTCCGCGAGAGGGCTTCCAAACGCGATGCCATCAAAACCCGTCGGCTCATTTGGGAAATGCTTGCCATAGAGAAAATAGGCCCCCGCGCCCGCCATGAACACAACAGCCGCCGCCGCACCTGTCAGATACTTCTTATTCATTTTCGCCCCCTGTTGCCGAAGTGGCAATATTCAACAAACCGAACAAAATAGCAACAACTTCCACAACTTTCAGCCGATATTCCCCTCGCCGAACATCGCCAACAAGTCCGCCAGCCCCATTTCATCAGCTGGTGGCGGCCCTCCAGATTTGATGCCCAGATAGGCCGCCACCATCAGGTGAACCGGCGGATGGTGGCGCCAATAGCGCCACAGCGCCTGGTAGCGCGGTAGGGTGAACTGCCGCTCCACCTCGTCCCAGGCGCCACAGCCTGACGCCACCAGCTCCGCAGTCAGGTCGTCGATGTCGTCGACGATCCCGCCTGCGGTATCGGCTCCCCCGTCGGAATCAGTCCCGACTCGCGCAGGATGCCCACCACCGCCGACACCAGGGCCGGGAACTCGGTGGCGGCCAGTTTCTGCTCAATGGCCTCAGCCGTCAGGTCGGGCGCGGTACTTTTCAGGGCGGCCGCCACGATGCGGATGCCGGCGGATGCCTGGTCCACCGGGTCGGTCAGCAGGGGTAGCCCCTTGATGTCGGCCCACGCCGCCTTGAGGGCGGCGAAGTTCATGGGCGGCACGGGATAGTCCGTGCCCCCGATCACCACGTTGGCGCCCATGGTCTTAACCCTGGACGCTGAGCTTGCCCACCGTGCCCGAGGGATCGGCGAAGGCCATGAAGTCCAGCTCCGGCTGCATATAGTCGCCCTGCTTGGTCGCCAGCTGCAGCTTGCTGGAGGTGCAGGCGTTCAGGCTGAGCACAAAGTTCTGGCCACCGAAGGGCGTGGTCAGCACGCAGGAGAAGGTCGGGGCGACACCCTGCAGCTGGTTGCTGATCGTGGTGACGGTGCCGCCGGTGGCGCTGGTGTAGCTGTAGCTGATCAGCAGGCCGGCGCCGGTGTCGGCGGCAGCAAAGGTGTAGGTGCCGCCCGACTGGCTGTACTGGCCGGTCGTCGGCGCGCTGGCCACCTTGGCCAGCGGCACGCCGGTGGCGGCGAACACCACGCCCTGGTCGGCCTGGAAGCCGGTGCTGTTGGCCACCGTGACGGTGTAGGGGTTGGTGGCCGGCACGCTGGCCGCTTCATTCAGGGCCACCAGCTGCTGCCCCGTGGACTGGCTGCCGCCGAAGAACAGGCTGTTGAACAGGGCGCCCTGGATCTGGCCGGTCTTGGCCTTGCCCTGGATTTTGGCCTGGCCGCGGGCAACGGACACGGGGAACTGGTTCTGGCCGTACAGCTCCTTGAGCGTGAAGTCGATATCGACGGAGACGGACTGAAGGGTGCCGAACTGAATGGGGGTCGCGTTCGCCACACCGATGGGCGTGCCGAACAGGGAACCGGCGCCGAAGGAATATTGGGGCATGGATCAGATCTCCTGCAGGATGCGGGCCTTCAGCCCATCCAGGGTGGTGACAAGGTGGTTGTAGGCGTCGGTCACCCGCGCCACGGGCGAGTTGTGGATTTCCTCCGCCAGCCAGGCGGCCACCGCCCGTTCCAGCCGTTCCGGCCAGTCACAGGGGGCCGGAACGGAAACGGGCAAGGGTTCAGCGGCGGCGGCCGTATCGGCCGCCGCATCGACATCGGTCATGGCAAGCATCCTTGATAACGATTAGGGAATGAGCAGGTGCAACGGCACGATGGCCACGGCCTGGGAGCCCAAGGCCCCCTCATCCGTGGTCACCTGGCCCTCGATCCAGCAGTCGTAGACCAGCCCGCCCAGGGTCTGCTTGTCCTGGCCGGGCGGAGGCCGGAGGGCGGCCTCCACCGCGTCCAGCAGGGGGTTCAGCACAACGGCGCCGGCGGTGTCGTCGTCCGGCGCCTGGGCGTAGAGCAGAATGTCCACCCGCAGCACGCGGTGGGCCGGGAGAGTGTCGCGGCGCGTCACCTCCTCCCCCCGGCTCATCAGGAACAGGGCGGGCTGCTGTGCCGGTGACAGGTCGTTCCACAGCCGCACGCGGCGGCTGGCGGTGGCGAAGGGCGCCGCCGCTGTCAGCCGGGCGAACAGGGCGGCATGGATGTCCTCACGGGCCATGATGGGTCCTGGTTTCAAGAATTGAGCTGATTGGCGGCGGCCGTGCCGATGGCGTCGGCCAAGGCGGCGCGGATGCGGTCGGCGTTGTCGGCCAGGGCAGATGTCAGGAAGGGATGGCCGGCATAGTCGACGCGCCGGTCATAAGCCTGGACCGGGACGCTGACCGGGGCGATGGACCGGCCGAAGGCTTGGGTGATGGTGCGCAGATGCGCCCGAACAGATTCCGTGCCGTGAAAGCCGTATTCCTGGAAGGCCGCATAGGCGGCGGCAGGCGAGGAGTCGTCCACCGTCACCCCCGCCGTCGCCGCCAGGCCGTTGACCGTCAGCGTGGGAATGAGGGCCCGGCTGAGCGTGCCAGACCCGCCCTTGACCTGACTGTCCAGGCGGGCACCAGCGGCGTTGGCCAAGGCTTGCGCCTGAATCCCCATCACCTCGGCCAGCGCGGCGCCAATCACCGTCGGAAGGGCCGTCAGGCGGTCTTGCAGTTGGACAAGACCGACGACATCGACGCCGCCGCTCACAGCGGCGCCACCCGGCGATAGGGTGCCAAGGCGGCCGCCAGGCTGTCCGGCATTTCCTTTTGCAGGTAGCTGGTGGTCTCCCCGCCATGGGCCTTGGAAACCAGGCCAACGCGGTCGCGCTCGCGATATCGCAGGGCCACCAGTTCCACGCACGCCTGTTCCAGGATGGCCGGCAGGGGGTCGTAACCGGCCGTCCAGGTGACAGTCACCCGGCGGCGGCCTTTGGGAAATACGCCGCCGGTCAGCACCAGAGACAGGCCATCGTGGGCGTAGCCGTAGGCCAGGGGCTGATCCGCCGCCTGGGTGGGCACGGGCGTGCCGTCCACCGCCACCGCCATCACATCCATCACGGGATAGTAGGGCAGCGGCAGCACGGCGTTACCCGTGCCATCCAGGGTTTGGGTGTAGGTGGCCAATGACGGGTCCCGGCCCAGCCAAGCGCGAATGAAGCCGCTTTCCGCCTGGATCAAGCGCGTCAGCAGGGCGTCATCCGCCGTGCTGGTCAAGGGTGGGCTGAACCACGCCTTGACCGTGGCCACGTCGGCCAGGGGTGGAGGAGTGAGCGGCGTGGTGTCGTCCATGGGCAGCAACCTCCGAAGAGGCGGGGCATGGGACAGGCCAGCCCCGCCCGGCCCGCGTCAGCCGTTGGCGATATTGGTGATGACGCCGAAAGCCGGCGGGAAGTAGTTCTGCAGCACGCCGTCGCAGTAGACGCCGTACTCGTACCGCCGGGTGCGCAGCGGCCATTCGATCTGGTAGTAGTCGCGCCGCATGCGCATCTGCGTCACGTTGGTGACGTTGGCCAGGGGATAGGGCAGGCGCGTGGTGCGGAACAGGATGGTGCCCGCCGGCATGTTGGGATGCACCTTGATGTCCAGCGTCTGGCCGCCCACCATGCTGTAGCGGTTGAGGTAGGTGCGCACCATGACACCGCCGCCCAGCAGGGCCTGGTCGGTGTTGAAGACGAAGCGCTGGGCGGAGTTGGCGTTGCCGGTCAGGATCTTGCGGCTGATGGTCTGCGCCTCCTGGCTGCTGACCCAGATTTCCTGGGGCGACAGGCGGTAGTTGTCCCAGAAGGCTTTCAGCGCCGTCTCGATCTCCACGATGCCGCCGGCGCCGTCGGCGGTCAGCGGAGTGCCGGTACCGGCCGTGCCCGTGGGCATGACCTGGACATAGGCGTTGGAGCCGCCCTTGAACGCCTGGTACAGCAGGCCGTCGAAGGACAGGCTGTTCTGGCTGTTGTCACCGCCACCCAGACTGGCGGCCGTTTGGGTGCCCACCGCCAGGTCGGTGATGACGACAGAATTGATGGTGGTGATGGCGCCCAGCTTCTCCGCCCCGGCGGCACCCCAGAACCAGGCATAGGCGACGGCACCCGCCAGCGGCGCCACGGTGGCCGCCAGGCTGCCGGCCGAACCGGTGGTGGTGCCGGTGGCGGCGGTGGACGGCTTGGCGGCACCGCCGCCGAACTGGTCGCTGGAACCATCGGCGTTGGTACGGGTCATCTGGCCCTGGATGCCGCCGGTGACCGAGCCGTTGAGATAGCCCTCCAGCGTCAGGCCCACGGCGATGACGGACCAGGTGCCGGCCGCCAGCGCGCCGCCGCTGTTGGACGCCGTGACCACGGGGGTGGCGGTGGTGCCCAGCGCCACCGAGGCGTTGCCGCCCAGGATCATCTGTTCTTCCTGGATCATCAGGCTTTCCAGCAGGTTCTGCACCGCCAGCGCCCGCACATCGTCCAGGCCTTCGGCGGCATAGTCCGCCTCGAAGTCCACGCTGGCTTCCAGGCCCAGGCCCCGATAGACGGCGTTCATGTCCTGGGTGCGGACGGCGATGACGCCGCCGCGGTTGCCGCCGGACACGCCGGCGCGCACGCCGGTGGTGTTGACGCCGGTGATGGCCTTCCAGTTGGCCTGGATGCCGCCCCGGCCGGAGACACGGGGAATGCTGTTGCGCAGCGGCGTCAGCACCGGATAGAGCAGCTTGGCCCCGGGTTCCAGGTCATAGAAGGTCAGGCCCGAGGTGGGGCTGCCGGACTGGGTGAAGGTGGACTTGGCGAGGTCGTCGCCAGCCAGGCGCTGGCCCTGCGCAGCCTTGAAGGCCGCCAAGGTGTCCCCGGTGACGGTGGGGGGGACGGCGGTGGGAATGCCGGTCATCGATGTCTCCAACAGGGTGAAAAAGGCATGCGGCAGCCCACGCCGCCGTCAGGTGACGGGGCGGGCGAACAGCCGGGAAGGGATCAGGTCGGAAGGAAGGGTTTAGAAGGCCGGCGTCATGTGCGCCGGGTGGCGCTGCGCCTTCTTGATGGCATCCAGCGCGGTGGCCGGATCGTCCAGGGTGGTCTTGGTCGCGGCGGTGCCGGCCACGGCGGCTTTCAGCACATAGTCTTCGGCACGGGGCTGCGCCTCCAGCGCCTTAACACGCGCGGCCAGGGCGTCGCGCTGACGCAGCAGGCCGGCGCGATCAGCCCGGGCACGGTCCAGGGCCTTGCGCAGATCGCCGATCCCCAGGGCGGCGGTCTTGTCGTCCGGCGCTTCATCCTCCTCCGCGTCGGCATCATCGTCCGGCGCCTCATCGGTGTTGGCGGCCTCCAGGGCGGAGAGCAGCTCTTTCATGTCCTCGGCCGACAAGCCGGCCACGGCGGCGCTCAGCGCCTTCAGGATGGTGGCCAGCGCTGTGCAGTCGGCCAGGGCATCACAGTCCCCGCCGCCGTCCGTCTTCTTGGACGACGCGTCGGTATCGGTCATGTCGGTATCCTCCAGCTTGACCAGGGTGATGACGGCATCGGGGTTGGCCGGGCGGTCCACCAGGCTGATTTCCGTCAGGCGCAGGGCGGTGATGGTGTTGCGGTCGTCCGGGTCACGGGCGACGACCTTGCCGCCGATGGAAAAGCCCTTGTAGACGCCGGCCTTGACCTTGCGGATGGCCACAGGGTCCACTACCGTAGCGGTGATGCGGGTGCGGCGGTCGGCGCCCACCGCGGCCGCGTCCACCCGGCCGGCGGCCAGGGGCTGATGCATCTCGCGCAGGGGCCCCGAGCCCAAGCGTAGGAAGTCGGGCAAGGCCGCCTTGACGGCATCGGCCTCAACCACCTCGCCGTCGCCGTCCACGGTTTCGGTGGTGGCGATGCCTTCCACCATCAGGGTGCCGTCGGCCCCCTCCTCCACCTTGGTGAAATTGCCGAACAAGCGCATGGCGTCAGGTCTCCTCTTCAGGGCCAGTGGGGGCGGGGTTGGGGTCGGAAGTGGGTTCAGGGCGCACGTCGGGCTCCTGCCCTGGCAGGCCTTGCGTCGCCTGCTCCAACGGCACGGCCCCGCCACCGGTGTAGATCAGCGGCCGGTCGCCGCCGGGCACGGGGGGATAGCCGATGTCCGCCCGCACCTCGTTCAGGGTCTTGATGCCGGCGCGCACATGGATATTGGCGATGGTGGCGGCCTTGACCGGATCGACCTCGCGGGTGTCGTTCCAGGCGAATTCCAGGTCGGCGGCATCGAACTCGCGGTCCAGCACGTCGTCGATCAGTTCCTTGACCCACAACATGGTGGGCCCCAGCCCCTCCTCGTGCGCAGCGTCGTGGGCGGTCTGGGCGGTGGCGCGGTTCATCTGCGCCACGAAGGCCTGTGGACTGACGGAGAAGGCGAAGCACGCCACCCGCGCCAGCCACTCGTCAAACACACCCTTCAACTCCGGTTCCTTGATGGGGATGAAGGTGCGGGCGACGCCGCCGGGCACGAATTTGGCGTGGCGGCGGCTGGCGGTGTCCCCCTCATGCAGCGCGTCCCAATAGGTCTGGAACTGGCGGATCTGGTCGGGCGTCCAGGCATCGGGCACGCCGATCAGCGCCTCGGGGATGTTGCCTTCGGTGTAATATTGCAGCTGCCATATCTGCCGGCGCAGCGCGATGTTGACCGTGGTCTCGATCTGCTCCACCGGGCTCAGCCCATAGACACGGTGCGGCCGCGGGTTGCGCGGGGCGTAGATCAAATCGTCGGTGGTGTAGTCCACCGCCGGTAAGCCCTTCAGCTCTTGCTGATACGCCACCGCCGGCGGCAGGGGGGTGCGGCCGAAGGGGTCGATCACCCGCTTGATGGTGGCGCCGTCCATGACCTGCAGCGCCCGCGCCCGGCCGCCCAGGGTGCGCGCCACATAGAGCGTGGGCGCGTCGATGACCAGCAGATCCTCCAGCAGCAGGCGCAGCCAGCGCGACCAGGAATGCACACCGTCCGGCCGGCGCAGAAAGGCGGTCAGCGCCGCGATGCGGGCGTCGGGCCGCGCGTCGGCGGCGTTGGTGGTTGGCGCCGCCCCACGCACCCGGATGGTCCAGGTCAGGCCCGCCATCTGATCCTTGCGGGTTTCGATAAGCAGGCGCAGCAGGTCCCAGCTGTCGGCGAGCGCCCGCAGCGCCTCGAACCGCGTGCCCTCATAGGCCTTGGGCCGTTGCAGCAGGTTGTAGCCAGAGGGGAAGTCGAACTGCCGCCCCGCCACCTCTGGCGCCGAAGGCGGCAACGGGTCCAAGGGCCCGAACCAGGAGGAGGCGTCACCTGTCACCGTGTAGGAGACGGCCGCCCCCAGGGCGCGGCTGGCGCGGGCAAGAATCCCCGGCGCTACCGCGCGCCCCTTGCTGTCGCGGTTGCTTGACATGAGTTTCGTCTTTCGTGATGGAGGCGGGCAAGCGGAATTACGCCGTAGCATTTTCGCAGCGGAGTGTTTGACCTGAGGTGGAAGGATAGGGCGTGGTTAATGAACGACGCTTGAGGCGCGCGCCGGCTCCACCAGCTGCTTAGCCAAGGGCAAGGGCACCGCGATCGACAGCAAACCCGCCCGGCATCTCTTCAAAAGCGCTCCCACCATAGCCAGCGAGAGCCTCCCTGATCGCAGGGGTCGCCTGGCACCCAAATACACTCAATCGGCGCCACATGGGATGATGCTGGTCAATCGTATCCAGAAGGGAGATGAACGCGTTCTCCAGTGACGTCTTATCCGCCCTGGTGAAGACCGTGACCTGGTGAGCATGACCACCCTTGGCCCACAGCCGCTCGGCGGCTTCCCTGTTCGCGGGTGATTGACATAGCCAAACAGGATGCAGTCCAACGAATGCGTTGAGCCGCTCACCGAAATGGGGGTCGAAGGCCAGGACAACATCGTCGTCTAAGAATGGCATCTGCTCAGTCCCCTTTCCAAGGCGCCTCTTTCCGTCCTTATCGCATCAAAACAGATCGTCCGCTGCCCACGCCTTCACCTGGACCAAGGCTTGCGCCCTACTCAAGCCCCAATCCCGGCCCCCAGCGCCGATGAGATTCTGAACGGAATCCTGATCCAGGGCATGGAGAGCGGCGACATGTTGGAAACTGAGCCCGACTATACTATGCGTTGCCATCAAAGAACTTCGAATTCCCGCGCCGCCACCACCACGTCGCAACCCCAGGAGGGATTGAGAACGCACAACAGGATTTCGCTCTTTCTTATTTTACTGACGTAATCATTGATTGTTTCTGTTTCGGAAAACTCCGCACCATCCGACAACGTCAGCATCCACTTGATGAAGTGGGTTAAATTCTCAGCCACCTCGTCCTGGCCGGAAAAAATCTTAACATCGTGCACGACATTCTGATTGATGAAGTCAACGAGACGAAACTCCACAACACCAGAGAATCTTATCGCCTTCTTCTCTTTTCGCCCTTCGCGCATGAATTCAAGAATTAGGGTCGCATCGACCGGATCCCAACCGACACCTATCAATTCCGCGTCATGAAAACCTGACAAATTACGCATCATTACCCCCGTGAAAAGAGTTTTTATTCTTTCCCTGTCTCTTCTTTCGGCGGCCTAGGGTCGTCGTCCCTCAGCTTACGTCCATCCTGCCGTTTCGTTCGCTTGCTGCCAGGGATCGGCAGCCAGTCATGAGCGTGCGGCACTCCCCAATGATCATGATCATAATCTATATCGAGTATGGGATAGCCGTCAGGGCCATAAAGTCGTTGCTGGCCGCTGCCAGGGTTGATTGCCCAGGTTCCAGGCTCTCCTTCGTTAGGCGTTTTCGTCTTCTGCGAGAAAACCCTGTCGCCACCCGCCAGCGCAGCGATAACTCCCGGAGCCATCGCCAGACCATCGGGGCCTGCCTGTGCAAACGGGACACCATCGGGGGTTCGATATTGTCCATTAAGATCACCGCTGCCATCGTAGATCAGGCGCGTGTGCCCGTCGCCGTCCTTGACCGTCAAAGTCAATTGGCCTTCCGCGTAGCCGTAGTCCACGCCGGTACCTGGAACCTGACCGCTGCGTGTCTGGCCGATATTGCCGGGGATGAGGATGGCGCCCACAAGCGTGGCGCGGCCCGCTATCGTCCGCGCCACCGCCAGGGCGGCGTCCAGGGCCGCTGTTCCACCGGCACCGATGGAAGTCCAGGTCCCGGGCTTCGCATCCAGCGCACCAGCGGGAATCCGGGGCTGGGTCAGATAATTGGCGGTTGCCTGCTTGGCCAAACCATTCTCGTTCGCGCTCACAGCAACCACCCGTTCCGGCAACGGTGGTAGGCGGACATGCAACAGGGCGATGTGGGCACGGACCACGTCGCCCTCGGTCAAGGCTCTCGCGACCGCCGCGAGCGCAGGCATGCGGCCGACCAAGTTCACAGGCTCGCCGTAGTGACGCGACAGCGTGCTTTCCAACACCGCACGGTCGCGGGGCCGCCAGACGCCGGACGGCGACCGATCCAGCAGCGGCAGGTCGCCCAGACGGGCACCGGTATCGCCATCCATGGACGCACGCCGTCCATCACCGCCCGGCGGCGCCAGGTGGTATTCGGTGATCCAGGGATGCATAGGGACTTTCCTCAGGCCGGGGCGTGGGTTGCTGGGGCGGGGGGAACAAGCCCCGCCGCCATCTCCGCGTAGACGGCCAGCAGGCCGGTGCCGTCGCCGGCGGGTTGGGCGTGGGCCAGCACCAGGGCGTCGCCCTTGTCGGGGCTGCGGCCGATGCGGGCCTTGATGTCGTCCTTGGCCTCGATCTGGATGCCGCGCGCCGTCATTTTCCAGCGCGGCGCCACCAGATCGGCCAGCAGTTCGCGATCCGGTGGCAGGGCGAGGTCGGCACCCAATTCGGGCTCCAGCGCCTCGCGCAGGCTCCAATACCATTCGGCGCGGCGGTTGACGAAGCCCAGGCGGCCGCCCCGGTCGCGGGCGCCGCTGGCCGCCGCGGCATTCATCGCCACCATGCGCAGGCCGTGTAGGACGCCCAGATCCTGCACGGAGGCGCCGACGCCGATGGCGTCCACCTGCACCGCGACGCCGCCGGGCGTCTCCACGGCCGTGGCACCCGCCAGGCGCCGCAGGACGAGGCCTACAACGGCGGCGCCATCGGGTGTTTCGCGGCCCGGCACCACGTCCAGCGGGGCGAACCAGACCCCGTGCCGGGCGGCCAGCACGGTTCGGTCCCGCCCGCCCCGCGCCACATCCACGCCCAGCGCCACCAAAGGCGGGGTGGCCTCACCAGAAGGTTGCCAGCGGGCCATCGCGGCCTCCACCCAGGCGGTGGGGATGACCTGCCAGGGATGATCCTCCTGCCCCGCGCCGAAGTCGCCGCGCAGCATCTTACTGCGCAGCGGTTCCGGCAGAGACTGCAGGGTGGCGATATAGCCGGCCCGCATCATCACCGGGTTGTCCTCCACCCGCGCCGGGATGAAGGTGCGGGACTTCGGCGTCAGCACGTCGCCATCACCCAAGGTCACAGGTTCTGGTCCCGGGACCTCACGATCCTGGCCCTGACCGTCGGTGACGAACCAGCGCAGTTCGCCCGGTGCGGCGGGATTGGGATACGTCGGGTCCAGCCAGGGCGCCCAAAAGCGGATGACCCAGGCGCCCTCGGCATCAGTGGGCGGGTTACCGGCGCCGATGACGCGGCATCGCTGGGCCGGGTCCACGCCCGGGCCCGGGCGGTTCCAGCCCACCAGGAAGCGGAACTGCGCCTCGGTGAAGTGCGGCAGTTCATCGAAGGCGATCAGGTCGTGGGGGCGGCCCTGGTATTTATGTACATCATCGGCGTGCTGCACGGCGCCGAACTCGATGACCCGGCCGTCATCCAGGCGCCAGGTCCAATCGGACTTGGACCAACGCCCCCGGCCACGGAACAGCTGCTGCGCCCGGTCGGTGACGCCCTTCAGCTGGGGAAATTCGCGACGAAAAATGATGGACAGGCGGTGGCGGGTATGGGCGGCGCCCAGCAGCAGGTCGGTCTTGCCGCCGCCGGCGGCCCCACCGTAGTAAAGAAAGTCGGCAGCACTGGTTAGCGCCTGGGTCTGCGGCCCGGGAAAGGGCGCCCAGCGGGTGTGCGCCCGCCGCTCAATTTCCGCCCGAACCACCGTCAGGGCCCGGGTCAAGACCCGCCGCTTCCAGGCGGCGGAGAAGGGCTTCGAGTTGGGCATCGTTCAGGCTTTCCAAGGCCATGGGATCGATGGGCGGCGACGTGGCGCCACCAGCACGGGGGGACGGGCAATAGCCCTCACCCTCGCCTTCCAGCGGACCACCATCATCGACTTCACCCGGCTTGCCGCCCCAGCCCAGGCGCACCCGGCACCAGAAGATGAGCGAGGGGGCGTGGCCTTCCAGCGCCTTGGCGTACAAGGTTTCCACGATGCGGGCGTGGGCGCGGGCGGCGCCCATCTCTAGCTCCCGCCCGAAATGACGGCGCAGCGTGCGTGGGCTGATGCCCAGCATGCGGGCGATGACACCGCGGGGAACCCCTTTGCCGGCCAAGTCCGCCACCTCCGCCCGGCGACCATCGCTGATCACCAGGCGGGCGCGGGTGGCGCGGACGGAGGTGGGGGCGGGCAACACCGGAATGTCGGTTGGGGGATGAGAGGATAAGGTTTCAGGGCCCGCCCCCTGGACAAGGGACGGCATGGGCGGCGTCTTGCGCATCGGCACGGCGGCGCACCTCTCGAAGGCTGTGAGAATGAGAGAAAGCCACTCAGGCCAGCGGCACATTCAATCGCCCAGGCCCGAAAACGAAGCACCCGGCAAGGCGTTCAGCCTTTCGGGCGCAAATCGGCATCTCATATTTCGATATATAATGGAGCTGCGAAGTGAGGTCAAGCGTCTTTTACATGCACGTCACTTTTTTGTTGGTCCGCCCCTGGCAGCCACGATACCCATGATGCGCGCGACCTCCGGCCATACATGGCTGCATCACCGATAGTCATTTATCGCACTCGGATTTCGTTGGCGCTGACATCTCATGCAATCTTATACATATTACCAATCTTTCAGACATATAGGCCGCCGCATGCTCAGGTTGGCATACAGGAGATCTTCCCTTTCAGAAAAGTTTATCTCCTTGAGTGTTTTCTGAGCAGCCTGCAATTCCGGCTTCTTAATCTTCTTGCACTTCCAAACGTCCCATACGTCGCCTGTCCAGGGATTCACCGCCACTTCGGCATAATGACCATTACCATGGACAGCATAAGCCCAGTAGCCATAGAAGCGCCCATCGTCATCGAGCCCACCTTCGAGCCAAGCCCCATCATCAACCATTTTCAATGCAATATTTGCCAATGCCTCCGCTTGGTCCAAATTCACCTTGTAAGGCAGAACATCACTCCGCTGATCCGCACCAAGGGCGCGACCAGGTGACCATGAAAGGGCCGCCGCGAAAATCAAGACCACAGAACTGGGCCAGCTTTTTAATATTCCCATTATTCATTCCCCCGCATGCTCAGCGATAATAGGCCGCAATTTCCTGATAGTCCCCGCCACGTTCCCAACGTAGTCCACTACAGGTTCTCCATTTTCCAATATGCCGAATCGACGAGAGTCCTGCAATTTTCGCGCGCGCTCCTCTGGAGCTCGCACCCTACGAATCAAATCGCCATGGCTTTCCGCGAAGGATCGGAAGGAATCTTCCGGTGTAGCGAACGTCGACATTTCAACGTTCCCCTTTTTGTTGAACATCGTTCCATTCTCATATTTAGAATGAGCGTGTTGGCCAAAGTAATTGTTTCCATCTTTGGCAAACCTTGAATCCGGGTTTTGACCGCCCCATCCCGATTCCAGTGCTGACAGCCCTAAAATATTCTCCACCGGAACGTTGAGCTTCGCAGCAATCTCGCGGGCAACGCCAATAGTGCGCTGCACGAACCGCCGCTTCTTTTCCACGGTATCATTCTGAATCGGCCTAGCCGCGCCATGCCCTCTATTCATCACCGAAGACGGCGTACCGCCTCCGGCATCCGAAGGGGAGTAGAATTGACCGCCGCCTGGGCCAGAAGGCCGATGATTCTCATTATACTTTAAGACGGCCTGATCATCGCCATAGCCAGCAACTTTCCTTAACGTTTCCGGATTCATCCCCTGGTCCAGCAGTGTTTCCGCCAGGAACAGACGGCGGGCGGCATTGTCCGCGTCAGGCAGGACGCCTAGGCCGGCATGGGCCAAGTGGATGGCCGCCTGCACCGGTTCATCCGCCGCCAGGGCGCGACCGGCGGCCTGGACCTTGGCCAGGATGCGCCGCGCCTGCTCCGCCGTGTGGGGGCGGTCATAGGCGATGGCGAGCAAGGTCAGCAGGCGGCCGGCATCGACATCCAAGGCCTGCGGCGCCCAGGCATCTTTCGATCGCTTGGCCAGCAGGGTGCCAGTCCCCAGCACCAGGCCGGCCGGGGTCAGGACGGGATATGCGCTCAAGCCCCCGCGCCGGCGGTCCCGCCAAGCGGCGGCCAGGGCGGTATGATCGGCACCCGTATCGTCACGGGAAGGAAGCACGGTCATGGTCGGTTCTTTCCGGCGAGGGTCAATCGCGGGGCATGCGGTAATGGTCGGCCAGGGCGTCCAAGGCCGTGGTCAGCACCGCCCAGCAAACCAGGAGGCGGGCTGCGGCCATAAGGGCCAAGAACAGCATTTAGACATATCGCGCATCGGCACGGAGGTACGTTCCTGGCACGCTGAAAGGAATGAGAACGGCTATTTCACATAGGAAGCAGCGAGGCCCGCGTGGGCGTCGAAAAACAAAACGCCCGGCAAGGCATTCAGCCTTCCGGGCGCAAATCGGCATTTCATATTTCAATATATGGCGGCATCGGGAATTGGCGTCAAGTCGCTTTTACATGCGATTCAGTTTTTTCCGGAAGGCGATGAGAGCCGTGTAAACGCTTCCACCGTCAGGGGCTCATAGCGATAGGCCTTACCCGTCCATGACATCATCTCGTAATGCCTGGGATAATCCCCGCCCTCATCTGGCCGATCAGCGTTGCTGTCGATATAGACATGGATGAAGCGCCGATAACCGTTGTCCGTACGATCCAAAACAACCAAATCACCCGCATCCGTCCACAGCGGCGTCAGAAAAGTCCAGATGTCGCCTTGTTTTTGATACACAAAGACCGTACATCCCGACGTGCCACAATAATAGGCATCCGCGACAGCCAGAAGTATTTCTGGAACGCCATCTCCATTCAAATCGACTTCGGCGTAGCGCACAATTTTTTTCGGATCGGCAATATGCCCAAAATCATCGGCGCCGGCGGGTGTATTGATGGCGAGTAATTGGCGAGCCAATTTAATTTTGGCTCCCGACAATTCGGAGAATACTACTAGATGTCCAGGTGCTGGTTTCGGCGATTGCGCACCAACCGGAGCGGGACAGGTGGCCAGCAGCATAAAGCTCAAGAACAATCCCAATCGCCGTTTCATTTCTTTTTTCCTGTTTTTTGGTCCGCGCCGTCTTGGTTGTAAGGTGTATCCTTGAAATCAACGAGACGGACTTCCACTTGGCGGAAACGGGAGGGCATCTGGTCCGCTTTCCCTACGGTATCGTGCGCGTCGTAAGTTTGGAAATAGGCGATCACGCAATGGACGCCGACCCGATGGGCGGCACCGATCAACGCGGACTGGTTAATTGTCGCTGTTTTTCCGTCAGCCGTCTTGAAGGTGCGCCCATCGTAGCGCTTAAGCAGCGGCGCCATGGCTTCAACTTGGTAGGCGATCAACGTTTCAGCCGCACCGTCCTGCGCCGCTGGATTGTGAAGATAATCCTCGTCACTTTTGATATGGAACGCCTTCGCGTATTCCGTCCGCCCCCAGCCATCGCTCCCCCATCCGTGCTTCAATCCCAAACCGATGAGGACACTGCTGCGCAGCATGTAGCGCCCCAATCGTGGATCATCAAAACGGGATTCATCCGGGTCGACGGAACTGGGCGTCTTGGGAGCTGCAGCCCAAGCACCAACCGGGCTGGAGGTAAAAAAGCCGACCAAAACCACGCAAGCCAATCCCAAAGCGCGGTGCATATCACGCCCCCGAAGTTGATATTTCGGCATCATACCACCCGCGTTAGGGGGGATCTCGGCAAAAATCGCCTGTCGGTGGGGGAGTCGCAGATCAATTTTCATCGTTATAGGGCACATCCTGGAACTCGCGCAGTCTCGTTTCCACCTTGGCATCCAGTCGCCCCTTCGCGTGTTTGTTGTCGGCGTCGGCCAGAATTTTATTGCGATAAGGCTTGGTATCCCGCCCGTCATATCGGGCGAAATATGCCCGGACCGCCGCCCCTCCCACCCGGTGGAAGGCGCCGATAAGTCCAGCTTGCGTCACCTTGATGGCTTCACCTTTTATTCCAATGAATGTCCGACCTCCGTATTTTTTGTACAATGGCGCACTTTCTTTAACGATCTTGTTGATCAGATTTATACCCTGCTCATCCTGGGCCTCTTCGCTATTCAGAAAATCATCATCGGTCTTAATGTTATATTTCCTGCCGAACTCTGTGTCCCATGCGTCCTTCCCTTTGCCGCTCTTGGCGCCCAGAGCAATCAGCGTTGTTTCCTTTATTTGATAGCGCCCATACGCAGGGTCCGGATGTTTACCAGTTCCTGGATAGAAGGCGTCGTATCCATAGCTTTCCGCATGACCATTCGCCGACTGCTCGCTACCCGCGAGCTTATCGAGCAGTCCCGGTTGCGGCGTCTTTAGCCAGTGTTGCTGCCACTGTTTGCCCGGGGCAGCCGCCGTCGCGACAGCGCCCCTGACTGCCAAGGTACGGGATAAGCCTCCATCCTCGGGATCCGGGCTTACAAGGAAACGCGGCCCCGAACCGGCGGATGAATCGCCACCTGCGTCAGCCGCCGTCCACCGACCGTGGTTGTCCCTGGGCTGATCAGGACTGTATTTTACCATCGGAAAGCCGGCCGCCTTCATCAACGCGTCCGGAGTCATCCCCTGGTCCAGCAGCATCTCCGCCAGCAACAGACGGCGGGCGGCATTGTCCGCATCGGGCAGGACGCCCAGGCCGGCATGGGCCAAGTGGATGGCCGCCTGCACGGGTTCACCCACCGCCAGGGCGCGGCCGGCGGCCTGGACCTTGGCCAGGATGCGCCGCGCCTGCTCCGCCGTGTAGGGGCGGTCATAGGCGATGGCGAGCAAGGCCAGCAGGCGGTCGGCATCGAAATCCAAGGCCTGCGGCGCCCAGGCATCTTTCAGGCGCTTGGCCAGCAGGGTGCCAGTCCCCAGCACCAGGCCGGCCGGGGTCAGGACGGGATAGGAGCTCAGGCCCCCGCGCCGGCGGTCCCGCCAAGCGGCGGCCAAGGCGGGATGATCGGCACCCGTATCGTCGCGAGAGGGAAGCACGGTCATGGTCGGTCCTTTCCAACAACGGTCAGTCGCGGGGTAGGCGGTAATGATCGGCCAAGGCGTCCAGCGCCGTGGTCAATGCCGCCCAGCCCTGGGGCCAGTCGCCGGCCCAGGTGGCCTCGAACCGGCGGGGCATGATTTCATCCGCGCACACCCCTTCCACCAAAGTCAGGGCCAGCAGGCCATGGGGCCCGCTGGCCCGGATCAGCACGCGGGCCTGGGCAAGGCGATCATCGGTGCGGGCCCAGCGGTTGGGATCCACATCCACCCGCACGACACCACTGCCGGACTCCGGCACGTAGGCATGAGGCTTGGGCGCCTCGGCCAAGGACAGCCAAGCGCGCCATAGGCCGCCCACGGCCTGGCCGGCATCGTGCTGCCGTTGGGTCAGGCGACCGCGCAGCAGCAGCTGCCCCAGGGGCTGCCCCGCCCGCTGGTCCAGCAATTGAGCCACCGGCAGCGAGGCCGGGGCACCCAGCAGGTCGGCCCGGCGTTCCAGCGCCTGCGGCAGGATGGCGGCGGCGTCGGCCTGCACTAGTTGGCCGCAGGCATGGCGGGCACCGGCCTTACGCGGACGACCGGCCCGGCGGCGGGGCGGCGCCTTGTGGATGGTGGCGGATGACGGGCCGAAAGCGGTTGTGGGCGTGGTCATTCCGAAGGCGTCCTTTTGCCGTAGAGGGAGGTGGCGATGGCTTCCACCGCCAGGCGATCAAATTCGTTAGGCAGATCCTCCAGCCGGATCATGGCCACGCCGCGCTTATGCCAAGCAGCGATGGCCATGGAGCGCAGGTCGTCGGGCGTCGAGGGCGTGCGGCCCAGCCGGCCCTGCAAGCTGGTGGTGACGGACGCGCCGACGGCGTGCGATGCCGCCGCGCCGGCCGAGCATGGACGGGGGGCGGCGCCCCGGGAACTGGGGGACATGGACTTCCTTTCCTATTTCGGGCTTCAGAACCAGCGGGCTGCATTAGCCCCTGGTCATATCGCCAAGGATAGGGTAAATTTCTCCCGATTTCTAGGGTATAATTCCCCCGCGACGCCGCTTTCGCCTCAGGGTAAATTTCCCCACATGACCACCGCCGCCAAAGTCATCCCGAACGCCCCCGCGCCCAGCCCATTGGCTGAGCGGCTGGGCCGTCGCCTGTCGGCGCTGAACCTGGGCTATGCGGAATTCGAACGAGCAGCCGGCCTGAACGAAGGCACCATCAAAGGCATCATGTACGGCAAGTCCGCCTCCCCCCGCGCCGACACCATCTACAAGATCGCGCGCGGCCTGGGCTGCCGAATCGAGGACCTGATCGGTGAGAGCCGGCTGGGCGACGACTCGAGGGACGAGGTTGGCCATCTCGCCACTCCGCATCCCATCCCTTATGCCGTGCAGGAACCGCCGCCGTTGCCCGAACATGCGGTGCTGGACGCCGTACTGGACAAGGTGCGGGCTGCCTACCGCCAGGGCGACCTGGACCTGGCCGCTCAGTTGGTGCGCCTGTTCCAGTTGGACCTGGAAAAGCTGAAAATCGAACGCGAGATCGCCCGGCGCTGAGGCGCCGCCGACGCCAGCCCTCTTATCAGTCATCAGCATGACGCCCATCCCAGGCAGGCGGCCAGATCGCGGCTGAGCAACATGTCGGCTGGGCCGTCGTTCTCCCCCACCGTTGCTGTCGAATCAGCCGGCAGGGCATCCACCAGATAGAGGCGCACGCGCAGGCCGCTCGGGACTGCAGCCGTATCCAACGCAACCCAGGCGTCGGCGGCGATAGCCGCACCCCCGGCCACCTGGTGCAAGGACGGCACCATGTCCACCTGCCGGTGCCGGGTCAGCGACAACAGAGTCCATGGCCAAGCATCGCTGACCAACGCCACGACCGGCACGCCGCCCACGATGACCCGCAGGCGCCGCCCGGCGGGCGGCGCCTCGGGCGTGCCGGGATAAACCTCCCCAGCCAGGGGCAAACGCCGCTGCGACACGCGACCGGACAT